TTATACCTGCGACAACTCGCGGTGAACAGCCGCTTTCAATGCCTTCGGCGCGGTCTTTTGCGTGCGATCCAATGCCGACATCCTCATTTCCTGCACGCGCTTGATAACGGACGGCATGCTGATGATGATCGGCGTGTCCGGGTTCTTGGCATTCCAGTCGTCACGCGCCTTGCGCGCATTGGCAACCATATCCCTGTCGCCAGAGGCTAACCCTTGCGCCCATTGCTCCTGAATATCTTTCGACTCCATCCGGGTCTGGCCGATCACATCAAGTGCCTGACCCTTGGCGTCCTGAACGTGCGCGGTGCTGTTGGGCTGGAAGCCGACCATCTTCATTGCTGATTCAATCGGCGTCACGGCATTGACCTTATAGCCGCGATCATCGCGATAGGTGCCGGTATTCATCATATCCGCACCTTTTATGATATTGCGGATCGACGCCGGAGTGACCTCGGTTGCCGCGTCCATGAACTTTCCGTCTACCAGCTTGTTGCTGGCGTCAAATGCGCGCTTCGCCACGTCCGCGACCGGGCCAAACAATTCGGCCACGTCGCTTGCATGCGAATCCTTCTTTGTCAGCAGGCCGGTGCCGGGAACCAATTTGCCCAGGCTGAAGCGGCCGGCGATGTCGATCGGAACACCCGGTAAGCCGGAAAGACCGCGCAGGGCGATATCGGACCCATCTTGCCCCAAGGTATTGATCAAGAATTCCTGCTTGGCGCGTTTGGTGCTGAAGTTATAGCCCATGCGCTGCAAGATGCCGTCCAGCACATCCTCCATGTCCTGCTCAAACGGCAAGCCGTTTGCGCCGCCCATCAACAGCATGACGGCAACCATCGTCAGCGCGCCCTTGCGTCCTGCGGCGCGCTCCGGCGATCCAGGCTCTCCGGCCGTCGCCATACGCGACAGCAATTCGATGTTGCTGATGCTGAACTGCTTGAACGTCATCGCCAAGCCGCCCAGTGTGCTACGGCCCCATGCCGGCTTGTTACCGGCGTTATACACGCCCTGCGTCGCGGCGACTGCCTCGGCCGCAAACTTCTCCGGGTTCGCGATCCCTTCTTTGATTGCCGTGTTGTACCCGGCAATGAATGTTACCCGGCGATTGGTCAACTCGGCCATTGAGAACAGCTTGCCCCATCCCAAGTTGATTTTTGACATGGTATTGCTCAATGCCGCCTTGGTATCTCCCAACATGGTGCCGTCGCCGGATTGCAATACGCCCTTGCCGTTGGCTTGCGCCTTCAATTGGTGGATTTCCTGCGGCGAGACAATCCCCTCTTCTGTCGCCCACTTCAGCGCCGCGTCCAGCTTGGCATCGCCAGTTGATTTCTTGCCGGCCAAGCGTACCGCATCCAGCATGCGCGCCGCCGACTTGCCGGCCCCGCCATATTGACTCAGGTACGGGAAAGTCATTGTAAAGGGCTGCGTCAAATTGACCATTGCCGATGCGACCGAGCCGCCCAGGTATTGCGCGAACATCAAGCCGCCCAAGGCAGAGCCGCCGCCCTGTGGGTTCTTGATGTGTTCGGCCAGCTTCACGGCCGCATCCTTTAATTCACCCTGCGTCTTCGGAATTGCCTCAATCGCATCGTTCAATTCACCCATGTGGGCATTCATGGAGGTCAGCTTGGAATTCGAGTACAGGAAGCCGGCCAGCACGCGCGCGGAGTCTTCGCTGAAGCCGGCGATACCCTTGCGCTGGATCAGGCGCTTCATGGCGCTGCGATTGTTCTTCGCCAGCTTCAGATACGATTGATAGGCTTCATTGCCGGCTGCGTCCTTGCTATCCAAGCCAAGCATCGCGCCAAACAGTTCAACCGTTTCCGGTGACACGCCCTGGAACAGCTTGTACGATTCTTTCGACATCGTTCCGTGCGTGATGGTCGCATCCGGGTAGTTGGCGCGCATTTGCCGTGCCATCTTCGCCGCTTCCATCTTGTCTTCAAACATGCCGAAGTATTTTTCTTCGCCGCCCTGCGTCACGTAGACCGTGTAATCGCCATAGCGCGACAGCGGCGCGTAGCCGCGATCGATCAGGTTTTGCGCCTTGTCCGCTTTGACGATCATCTGGTCTGCCGTATCCAGATGCGCGGCTTCTCTGGCGGGATCGGTTTTCGCAAGCTGCATGAAGTGGTCGCGCAGCAATTCGCTGGCCTTTGCGACGCTGCCGGTGGCGATCATGGCATCATTCATCCCCTTGGCATCTTGACCGCCGAACTTCACCATGTCGCTGATCGCCAGATTGGTGATACTAAGATCGGTCGCCGCGCGGAATTCCTGATACAAGCCGATCTGCTTGTCAGTCAGACCGAACTTCTCGCGCAGTTCTGCCGGGGTCCAGACGATACCGCCGCGCAACTCGGATTGTTCAAATTGGTCGTTGATCGTTGCGTCGTAATTGTCTTGCTTGCCCTCCATCCAGCGCTTGTTTTGCTCGTCGTCAATGACGCCCTTGCGCAACAGGATTTGCGCTTTTTGATCGACGGACAAGGTTTTTGCCGCTTCTTCCAAGTCGGCCAGCTTCAGTGCCTTGCCATCGACGCCGCGCGCCCAGGTCAAGGTGCCCTCGAAGATAGGTGCGGCGATCGCCCTGGTGTCAGCCGGCGACAAAGGCGATTTTTTCCAGATGTCCGACATTTGTTCCAGCTTCGGAATGATGGTCGGCGCGAGGTTTGCCGCTTCATTGGCATACATCGATACGTCGCCAATGAAATTTTGTACGCGGTCGTACACCTTTCCGAATAGAGGCTCTTGCTTGGCAAGATTGAACTGGGTGCCGATGGTCTTATGCCACCAGCCCAGTTTGCCGGAATCGTTGAATAAGTCGCCAACGATGTAATCTGCCGGCAGGCGCACGTCCTTGATGGAGTTTCCGGCTTGCGCCAGGGTGCTGCCGATCGTCCGCTTGAAGTTGACGGCCGAATTGTCGGTGCTTATTCCTTCGCCCAGGCTGCTCTGGTTCTCGCGACCTGCTCTGGCGTCAGCGTAGTCTTTGAAGGTGATTGTACCATCGTACGCATCAATCTTGCGTAAGCCGTTTCCTTCCCACCAGCCTTCAGCACTGGGGATGACGTGCCAGACGCCAAGTTCTCCGGCGTCTGCGGCAACTGCGGCAACTGTGTTTTGTGCATAATTCTTTCCTTGTTCAGACTTATCGATCTGGATATCAAGCAAGCGTGTTGGCATGCTTCCATCAAGCTCCAAGACAGTATATCCGACCTTATTGCCATCCGGGTTCAAAATGTCGTACTTCACCGCGCGCATGCCGTCCGGTGCGGCGTAAAAAACATCATGCGAATAGGTCACGTCACGCGGGTTTTCCAGTGAAACATTATCGCTTGACCACGTAGGAAATCCGGTTCTCTTATCGGTTCCCACGTTTTTCCATTCGGTTTCGATCTGATATTGGCCAACCTGCGCAGGCGTCGCGCCGTCCTTGATGCCCATGCTGTTGTAATAGTCCGACAGCGATGGATTGCCATTACTGGCGCTACGCGAGAACGTGATGCCGTTGCTGCTCGGCGACATTTTATCGGCAAGCGCTTCGCGGCTCTGTTGCAGCAGATAATACAGGTCCGCATCGGTGCCGTTCGACAGAGCGGAAAAACCGTGGCCGCGCAGCCAGCTACGGACCATGCCAAGGATCGCCTGCACCTTGGTTTTCAGTGTTGGCCTTGCTTCCGCGATATGCGCAAGCATTTCCTGCATTATTTCATCGATCTTTGCCGCGTCAGTCTTGCTGTCGTCATTTGCTAAATTTGTGGCATACTCCGAAAGATCGATCTTGTGGCGATTGACAATATCGTTTAAGCCTTTCATGCCGCCGATCGCATGAAACAGGTCGTTCATCCGTTCTTCGACCCTCTGGCCGAACAGCTTGGAAAGCCCTTGATGTCCATACAATTCGTGAAGCAATGTTTTCTCAAACTGTTCCGGCGTCGCGTGCTTGTCGCGAATGACATAAACGACATTATCATGTCGTGCCCCCTCGATAGCATTTTCAGCCTTATCGTGGATCGCCGCGTCTACGATGACCTTGGGCAAGTCGTAAAAGTTGTCTACAACCCGGATACTGGTTCCTGTGAGGCCGTCCCGAAAGCCTCGTACCACGTTCCCGACCACACGATCCGCATCTGCCTGACTCACGACCACGCGATTACTACCGGGCGTGACACCGGATTCTTTGGCGTCTTCCGGCGCGGCTCTGGAAAAAAAGACTTTTCCCTCCCCAACTTCTTGCGCGAGTGAGTCCGATCCCTCCGTATTTCCGCTCGCATTCACACCCTCGTTTTGCGCTGCTGCCTGTTGCGCGTCCGTGACCTCCGGTAAAGCGACATCGTTTTCCAGTGGATCGCCATCGATCGCTCTCGCGGTCTTGTCTTGCGACAGTTCGTGAATCACTTCCTCCAGGCGTGCATTCTTGGCGTCCAGTTCTCCCTGCTTGGCAAACTGCCCGCCCTTGCGCGCCTCCAAGTCTGGCAATCCGGCCTTGGCATTCTTCAGGCGTTCCTCTGCATACGACACATTGCCCCTGCGGCCGTTGATATCGAGGTGGTTGTCGAGCGTCGATATCGCCGCCCGCATGCCCGATGTCGAATAGGCTTGCAGCGGGTTCGTCTGGCCGCTTGCCAGTGTGGACCCATCCGGCCGCAATACCGCCAGCGTGGTCATGAAGTCGCCGGCAAAGGTCTTGTTATAGGTCGCCTCCAACGGCATGCCTAAGTAGGTGCCAAGCTGTTGCGTGACTTCCTTTTCCTTGGTCAGATCGATCGACTTTTGCGCGGCCTGCTCCGCGATATAGCGCGCGGCGTCCGTCCTGCCGATGTACTGGTCATCGTTCATCGTCATTTCAAAGTCGGCAGAGTCGCCAAACACATGGGATATTTCTTCCATATAGCTGTTTTGCGACGCCTTGCGCTTGCCATTGATCGCAATCGAGAACTTGGCATCGTCATCGCCGGCCTGCTGCGATTTTTGCGCCTCATACGCGGCTTTTTTCGCTTCCTCCGACGTATGATAGGTCTTGCCTTCGACTTCGATATTGCGGCCGGCAATCTTGTCCGACTGGTCGGTAAAGGCGCGGTGCAATAAGTCCAGGTCCGCGCGTTGCGCGGCGATATCCGCAGGCAAACGCGCGATGGAGCGCTGTGCGTCCTCGATCTGGCTGATAATTCCCCACTCTTTGCGTGCGTGCTGACGCTTCAGCAATTCAAGCGAGTCGATTTCCGACATCAACTTGACCCGTTCCAGCAACATCGGATCGCCCGAAGCGAGCGCGGCCAGTTCCGCCATGCTGACCGATTCGTTATCCTCAAAATCCATCGAGAATGCGCCGTCATACTTGCGAATGCCGTTGATCATCTTCAGTTTGGACGAATTCAGCGACCACATTTTCGCGTCGATAGTGCGTTCGGTCGCATACGCCTTGATTGCCACGGCAAATTTATCCATGCCGTATTTATCCAGCAACATATTGCCCTGACGGATAATCCGGCCTTCGCGCTGTTCGATGTCGGACGGCTTCCACGTCACATCGACGTGGTGCAGGCCGACCAGACGCTTCTGCACGTTGGTGCCCGCGCCCATGCGCGGCGTCGAGCCGATCAAGACGCGCGTAGTGCCGTCATTGACCGAATCGAACATCGCTTGTTTCTGTGCGTCGTTGTTGGCTTCCTGTATAAAGCGGACTTCGCCGTCCGGGATACCGAGCTTGACAAGGTTATCCTTGATCTGTTGGTAGGCATTCCAGCCGCCGTTTTGCGCAAGGCGCATTTCTTCCATCGCGTTCGGATCGTATTGCTCCAGGCTTTCACCGACGCGGCGCAATGCCTCGTCGTCGCCATTGCCAAGCGCTTTGCTTTGCTGCGCGAGCAAGGCATCGTAGTTCTTCAGAACCGTTGCGTCTTCTTTTGCCTTCGGTACCGATCTGTCCAGGAAAACCAGTTGCGTGCCGCGATCCGCATGCCATTGCTGATAGAGCGCATGCACTTGCTGCGCCACTTCATCCAGCTTTCCGCCCTTTTCATCGCTCGGGTTGCTTGGATCGACGGCGCGCACGTCCAGCGATACCTTCCTGGCGCGGTCCATCAATTTCAGGCGTTGGATGTTGCGCTCGCGCGGGTCTTGGATGCCTGGCAGGCCGTCGAAGCCACTGATGATATCGCCCAATAATGAAACTTGCGCCTCGGTCGGCTGAATCACGACTGATTCGCGGTCGCCGCCGACAACCTTCGGAATCGGGAACTCTTCGCCGTTGTGGTCTTCTGAATATGACTTCTTGATGTCGTCATTGCTGACCGAATCGGTAAAGCCGTTGTACAGGTCCATCAACGAGCGCATGTTAGACCATGTGCGGCCCAGGCGATTGACTTCCTTCAGACGGCCGGTTTCGTTCGGCTCCCATCCTGCATCGGTCGAGACAAACTGTGCGCGCCATGCGTCGAAGTGGTCTAGTCCGAGTTCTTTCAGCTTATCGGCCGCGAGATAGCGCATCATCGTGTACATTTCGACGGCGCTATTCGATACCGGCGTGCCGGTCGAGAACGTCACTGCACCCGTTGGCGTTTCGCCCAATACCCGGACCTTGTTATACAGGTCAAATGCCTTTTGCGATCCGGCCTTGTTGCCCATTCCCTTGACGCCAGTGAGGCGCGAACTATAAAAGAGGTTCTTGAATTCGTGCGATTCATCGATCGACAAATCATCAACGCCCATTTGCTCAAACGTCAGCAAGCGGTCCTTGCTGTCTGCGCCCTTGATCATGTCCATGCGCGCCGTGATCTTGTCGCGCAAGCGCTCGGCTTCCTTCACGCCGAACGGCTTGCGGTACGAGGTTACGCCGCTGTCGTCGGCCGCTTCCTGCGCATCCTTGATTGCCGCTTCTGCCGCTTCCAGTTCGCCATTCAGGTAGCGCCCTTCGGTTTCCGGTGAAATCGGGATAAAGAAGAACGACGAATGCGGAATCAGTACGATATCGTGGTCGCCGGTTGCGATCTTCGCGAACAGTTTGCGACGCTTGGACTTTTCAAAGTCGGCTTTGCCGGCCGCAAGCACTTTCGCGCCCGGATACAGGCGATAGATATCCGCTGTGAATTGCCCGATCATGTGATTAGGGACAACGATCAACGGCTTTTGCGACAAGCCCATGCGACGGCGCTCCATTGCGCGCGCAATCATGGTGAAGGTCTTGCCTGCGCCGACCGCATGGTCGAGCAACATGTAGCGCTCCGCGATGCCGCGCCAGATCGCATTTTTCTGATGGCGGCGCATTTCAATTACGGAGTCCGGTACCTTACCCGGCAAAATCAGGTGCGAACCGTCATGCTGGCGATTGACCACCGTATTGAACTTGTCGTTGAACATCGATACCAGCTCGTTGCGACGATCTGCGTCCTTGAATACCCAGTCGTTGAATTCAGCGACGATTGCCTTGGATTTCAGCGCCGCAAGGGCGGTTTCTTCCTGATTGATGTGTGCCTTGCCGTCGCTGTCGTGGTCAACTACCTTCGTCGCGCGGCTGTTAAGCAAATCGTTGATCAGTGCCGTCGAGGGCATGCGCGACGTGCCCCATTCTTCTTCGTTGGCCCGGAAATTGGCCTTGTTGTCGATCGAATAGCTGTTCGTCAGCGCGGAAAACTGTACGCGCGAATCTTTTCCGCCCGATATGTGGTCAATGAATTCCTTGTAATGCTTGGGCGGTATCCATGCCGCGCCCAGGATCGGCGTGACGTGTTCCGCGCCCCACGGTTCCGGCTGAATTTCGGTCAGCGCCCTGACGTTTTGCGGCAGTCCGGCATTACGCGCGGCTTCCAGCTTGCGCACCACTTGCCCGGACAAGTATTCGTTGCGCGTGACGATATCGCCGGTTTCCGGGTCGGTGAAGACCAGTGGCTTATCGGCGTTGAGCATTTCGCCGGAAACAGTTTCCTTGGGCAGTCCAAGCAGGGACGCAATGCGGTCCATATCGACGCGACCGGATTCAGCCATCACGATCGACAGCGCATCGGCATGGCTCGTCGCCTCGGTCGGCGGAATATACTTGTTGATGACGCGCTCGGACAAGATCGGCGCAGGATTGGCCGTTGCTTCACGGGCCTTTTCGCCCATCTTTTCCGCTTTTGCCTTGCTGATCGCCGGCCGGTATCCGTTTTCCAGTGCTTGCACCAATGCGCCATCCGGCATGTTTTGAACCAAGGCGGAATTGGACTGTTCGCTGATGAAACCGTTGCCGTCGATAAATTTCTTGTAGGCGGAGTTCAATGTCTTGCGGTTCGCCTCGATCATCTTGGCCGGCGCATCTTCCGCTTCCAGCATCAATTGATTCTTGAGGATATCGCGCATGCCGACCAATTCCTTCAGGCGACCGAAGCGCGCTTCACCCAAGAGCGCGCCGGCCGGAATATCGGACTCGTTGGCGAATACCTTACGCTCGTACAGATTGCGGTTGGTCGGCACGTCGCCCTTCATGATCTTGACGTTCTTGCCGTCCGCGTCTAGCACGGGTTCAACTTTGTACCATTTCCCTTCGGAATTCATGAGCAGATCGGGTGCCCACGGCGATGCCGGCGACAAGGCGCGCTTGGTAAGTTCAAAATCGCCTTCCGGCGTTTCGCGCTCGATGACTTGCTGCATGCTGCCATCGTTGGCAAGCTGGATCGCGCCTTGCTCATGGCCTTCGAGTGCGATATGCAGCGAATCGCTCATCGCTTTGTGGCGGGAGATCGACGCATCGATCGCGCTTTGATGTTGCGCCATCACGTTTTCCGGCAAGGTGGCAACAGCGGTCTTGAGCATGCCGGCAAGGTCGCCGCCCTTGTCCGGACGCACGGTGATATCGTTCCCGTGCTGCATCGATCCTGAACGCTCCAGCGAACCCATGATCATGTGCGGGTTCGCCTTGAAGTAGCTATTGACCTGCATCGGCTCGCCGCCCAGTGGATCGGAAACCTTGGCAGAATTCACCCATGCCGGAATCTGGCCGGCCAGCGCGCGGCGCTCGGCTTCGGCCTGATAGTTCTTTTCCGGTTTGCTGCGGGCAGCGGAAAATGCGGCTTCCATGTTGGCCTCTTCCGCCGCCGTCAAGCGCTGCAAGAACAGGATATCGGTCACAACTTCGGTGCGCGCATTCTCTTTGAAGGCGCTATCGGGCAAGCGGATCGCGGCCAGTAGCTTGGCTTTCGCTGCCAGCATGTTGCGCGCGGTTGCATCCATTGCGTCGAGCAGGTAGCGCGAGACAACCTGAACCTGCAAACCACCAGGCTTCACGGCATCGAGCGCGGCCAGGAAGAATTGATTATGGATCGACAGGCGGTTCAATTCAGGCTTGAACTGGAAGCGCAGCGATTGATTGCCGAATGGCGGATTGCCGATACTCAGGTCGAAGCTGCCATCGGACAGCGGCACATTCTGGAAGCCGCTATTCAATACGGTTTCCTGTGGGTAGAGCGCTTGCGCGATACGCGAGGTCAGGCTGTCGTATTCGACGCCAATAAACTTCGTGCTGTGCGCCAAGTCTTCAGGGATCAATCCAAGGAAATTACCCGTACCCATTGACGACTCAAGCGTCAAACCGCCTTGGAAACCAAGACGACGCGCCGCGTCCCACATGCTTTGCACGATGGTTTGCGACGTGTAGTGCGAGTCGAGCGTCGAGCGCGAAGCAAGTTGCTGCTCGGCAGGCGTCAACAGGCTGGCCAGTTCAGGTCCGCGCGTTTTCCATGCGTCCTTATAGTCGCCAGTCAGCGGGTCCGGGAAGGCGTTTGCCAATCCGCCCCAACCGACATAGCGCGCAAGAATGCCTTGCTCGGTCGGCGTGGCGCGGCGATTTTCTTCCTCGATCTGCTTGAGCGTGCGGATCGCCAGCAGGTTATCGTTGAATTTCTCAACTTCGCCGCCTTTTCCAAGGCGCAAATCGTCGGTAATACGGAAATTTTGCGCCGGAATGCTCGGCGCGTTGCTTGCTGTGGGGGTCGGCGTTAAGTCGGTTCTACTGCGTTCTCCGGGTCTTGCGGATCGTACATCATTTCCTGATACTTCTTCTCCGCTGCCGCGCGCTCCACTTCCTCCCAGTCGTCCGGGTTCGGCTCCTCCGGTGGTAGCAGGATATACCTCTTCAGCGCCACTTCCTCCGCTTCGTGCGCCCGGTACCCCTGCTGAATCAAGTCCGATATCTCGTTGAACGCCTTCGACGCTGCCGTCTGAATGGCCTCCCCCAGTTCTCCGTCCTTCTTCAGTTCCGCCGTTTTCTCCGGGAGCCACTGCGCCCAGTGTTCCCGCGCCATCATCGCTAATGTCGTTCTGTCCATTGCCGCCGCCATTTTTTACGCCCCTTTCAAGTGTATCTGAATTGTCAGGAATTACAAAATTACTAATCGCAGGCGCAAAATCGCCCCAGTCAACGGCATGGCCGTCTTTCTCGGCAATCGCATTGATCTGTGCCACGATGCCGGCGCGTTCGTCGTGCGCGTCCTTCAGCATCAAATTCGCGGCCGTCAAATACGCCGCCGCTTTCGTGACGCCATCCGTTTCCATTACCTCGGCAACCCGCTCCTTGAGTGCCGCCATTTCGGACTTCGGATAAGATGCCAAACAGGTCGAGGGAGAAGCCATGTACGTTACCTTGCCAGTAAAAATGCGATGATCAGTGCGGACATTCCCGCGTCAATAAAACTCGGTTCAATTTGCGTGGGATTGTAGGCATTGAGTCAGGATTTCACGCATCAAATTGCAAAATTCTTTTTGCTGCGCCGTCGAATCGTTGATTGCCGCTGCAATAAGGCGCAGTGACGCGCCGATATCGTCGCCTTTCTGCGGCTCTGGTCCGTCCGGTTCGGACGTTTCCGGGCGGTTGAGCGGCGACATCTTGTGAACGCGCCGGCCATCCTCTTCGCGGATCACGCCGTCGCGCGCCATTTCGTCAATTTCAGACTGGGATAACTTGAGCGCCATTTCTTACCCTTTCATACAGGCGATCAAGTCTTCCAGAGACTTGATACGGTCGGAAACATCGCGCATGGCGACGCTGGCCGCGACACTCATGCGCGCTGACTTGCCGGTATCGGCATTCTTGACATCGACGGCGATGCGAATTTCAGACAATGGCTTGCGCGGCAGTTCCGGTTCCGGCGTTGTAGTCGGCGCATCCTTACCGAACAGGTGCGCGGCGTCGGCATCGCTGACCATCGTTTGCCCGTTGGCCTTAGCCGCCGCCAGTTCGCGCTCATGCTCGATCTGATCGGCTGCAGCCTGATCGGTGCTGATCAGTTTGTCGCCATCGCCGCGTGTGGCTTCCGCCGATTCGCCCAGGCGCGTCAGTGCAACCTCGGCATATTTACGCCCCACCTTGTCGAGCGGGTAATAGCGGTCGGTTTCATGATTGACCAGCGCATATTTGGGAACGGCAGACTTGGAAATGTTCTCGATCGACGTGAAGCCCTCGGAAATCTGGCGATCGATCACATCCTTGCCGGAAACGAGGGTCTTATCCTCGGCGCTGGTCTGGAATTGTTGATTGTCGGCGTTGCGTTCGGCATCGGCGGCGTGTTCAGCCGTTTGCTTTGCCTTCAGTAGCGCAGCCTGGGCTTCGTTGTGCGCCTTGTCCTGTTCCGGCGTGACGCCGGCCCATTCCTTGAGCGCTTCCCATGACGCGCCCTGCGCTTTCGGCAATTTGACGCCTGTGAACTCGGCAAAAACCTTTTTACTTTTGTCGTTCAAGCCGTTGGTGATCCACTTCAGGCGATAGGCATCCTTGCTGATCAGATCATCGGCGAAACGGTAATGAAACTCCGTCGATACCGGGCTTACGCCGTCGCGCCCCTCGGCCAGCAGTTGCGCATAGCGCGCGGCGATCACGTTGCGGTCAAGCGGCTTGTCGCCATCCTGCTCGGCCTTGATTTCGTCTGCGGTCGGCGCGGTTTCTTCTTTGGCTTTCGGCTCGGTTAAGCCACGCAGTGCAATTTCCTTGGCGATCGGCTTTTCACGCTTCGGCAATGTATCCTTGGCCTGCCACAGTTGATCGTCGCTCATGTCCTTGACCGACAGGCGGTTCAATTCCTGCGCGGTCAGCGCTGGCGCGGCCGGCTCGTCGCTGGCAGCGGTCGGCTCCTTGCCGGATTTAATATCGGGCTGCGCTTTTTCAGGCTCCGAACGGTCATTCTTTGAGAACTCATCATCGGGTTCTACGATAACCTTGTCGGGCCGTTCAAATGCCCGCTCGCCATCCCATTCCTGGTAATGTAAGATAGGCTTTCCATCGCCATCCGTCTTCACGCTCGATACCTCGGCGCTCCTTCCGCTGGAAGTGGTAACAGTGTCGCCAATATGGATAGGCAATCCGTTCTTGTCCTTCGCAATCGGGGCCAGCGTTTGATTTTTGTTCGTGTCGATGGCCGGCGCAGCAACAGGAGCCGCTTCTGTCGGCTTTGCTGGCGCTGCATACGCAGTCACATCGTCCGGGTGCGTGTTTGCTACGTCGGATTCGCTATCGGTGCCTTCGTGAAACTCGGCAATCGCGTTGTACGCGGCTTTCCATTGGCGCGGGCTGATCTTGTCAACGTGCGGCGCAACCGCAGGGTTAGCGCGCATCAACTTGGATGCCTGCGATACCGCCTGCTGAAGCGAGCGAGCGCCCTTGCGCACCAATAACTCAATAACCTTTGACAGCGCCGGCAGGAGCGCGCCAGCGGTATGCTGCTGGCCGGTGATATTCAGCTTTGCGCCGAATACGTCGCCCAATACATCGCCCAGGTGCGACATTGCATCCGACATTTCATTGTCAAAGGCGATATCTTCGGCTGATTTTTCCGGCGTTGAATCCGGTCCAGTCCGCTTTTCCAGTTCTGCGGCACTTGCTGCCGCTTTATCCTGTTCCGACCATTTCGCGGCCAGTTGCTCCATGCCCTTGTCATGTTCCGCTATGCGCTGCTTTTCCGAGTCGCGTTCAGCCTTCAGGCGGCGTGCTTTTTCCAGGCCGGGAGGAGCAGCTATAGCCTGATGAAAATCGGTCGTGACCGCTTCCTCCGGCGCATTTTTTGCGATTGGCTGCTTGGTCTTGCCATCCTTCAGCCATGCCTTGAAATCGTCCATCGACGTTTCGGTGATCTGCTTGCCCCCCCTCCAATTGGCGTCATAGTTCGACTGGTAGGCGTCGCGCGCCTGCTGCATCGTGTCGAAGCCAAGCATGACCTTATGTTCGTCTGGCTTGCCGGTGTCCGGGTTGACCTGATCGACAACGAAAACCTTCTTGCTGTCTTCATTCTTGCCAATAAAGGTGTCGATATGGTCTTTGTCCATACCGACCGTACCCTTGATGTAGCCATAGTGCTGCTGCATCGTGGTTTCCCACGGCGTTCCATCGCGCGCAATGCCCGAGCGGGTCGAGCCGGCAGGATTCTCGATCGAGATATCCATACCATCGAAGCGAACATGGCCCTTGGCATAGTTGCCGGCCTCCTTTTGCGCTTCCGTTGGCTGCGCAAGATCGTTATGCGGCGAGGTTGCTGCTGCGTGCGCGGCGAGGTCGAGCGTACTTAATGGCGCTTTTTTCGCCTCGGCTTCAACATGATCGCTAGTACCGCCAGGTCGTGCAAGTCCATCAACCGCTGCTTCGTTACCGCTTCCGGCCGGAACATGACGCTCAATTCTGCTTGCGTAGTCAACTCCGCCTTGATCATTTTTCCCTGCAATTCCGGCGTCCAGATTACCGGATCGTACATTTCCATTGACATCGCGCGCCTTGATTGCTTGTTGGTAATAGGATTTCTGCCCATCGTTGAGCTTGAAAATCTTGGTTGACCCAGGCTTGTGCAGGATATTGCCGGCCGGCGTCTTCAGGCGCATGCCTTGGGCGATCGCCGTGTCCACGGCGTCGGTGTTGGCTTTGCCGGCGCGAGCGCGTACCGCGTCGATCTTTTCAGGTACGGCATTGACCAATTCATTCGGCGCGCTCGGCTCCGGCCGGATCGCGTCGTCAATATGGACGTGGTCTTCGTCGGTCAGGCGCGGATTGATATAGCCGTCGCGCTTGAGTGCAGCGGCATAGGCATCCTTCTTGCGCTCGGCCGGGATCGCGTCATTGTCCAGCACTTGATTGCGCAAGGCGGCGCGGTTGGCATCGGCCTTCTGCTGGTACGCTGCTGCCGTGCGTGCGTCAGTGGCTTTGATCGCCTCGTTTTGTTGCAGTGCATCCCACCGCGATTGCTCTGCTTGCGCGGTTGCCGCCCGATCCCTGTCTTCCTTCAATAGCGATTCCATCTGTGCGTGTTCGCCAAAGCCGGTAGGTGCCGACATCGCGCGCGTGGTTGCCATGTCCTGTAGCGCTTGATGCGATACAGGCGGCAACGTGGCGTCGATCGATCCGGCTTCAGCCGGTGCCTGCAAGTGCTGCACGGCAGTCAAGATCGATTGCGATAACGCGCTGGTCGGAGCGACGGTATAGTCTCCCTCGGCATGGGGAATGATCGTCAGTTGATTGCTTTGCCCGGACGCATTCATGCGCGGGATAGCTTCTTGCAAGTAGTCTAGGTCGTATGGATGCCCCATAGACGAATACGTTTGCAGATTTTGCAGCCCGGACGTGTTCTGTGTCTTTTCCGGTGCCGTGTAGTCGATCGCATTAGGATGCGGATTAGCAGTCGGGTTGTACAGAGACAGAGGGGGTGCCGACTGCGCTGGATCGGCGGGTATCGGCGTCTGCGTATAGTCGAGCGGCTTGCTCAAGTCCTGTTTTTCAGCAAGCGCTGCTTGCCCTGCATTCGCCGCCTGCGACAGCACGCCAGTATCTGCCAATACCATAGGGGCGGCATTTACTTGGCTTGGATCGTCATGCGTCGCATCGCCATGCGCGCCATTCCCGTGCGCAAATGCGCCGGTAGCGCCGCCCATCACTGCGCCATTGACCAAGGCATCGCCGGCCGCGTTGGTGACGCCCTTCATCAAGTCCGGTTCACCGTTGGCGATATTGGTGAAATACTGTTCCTGCGCCGCCTGCGGCATGCCTTGCAGCACGCCTTGATGCAACATTTCCTTGCCGACCTGCGTAAGTTTGCTTCCGGTGACGCCCATCGCTTCCGAGCCGGTCGCCAATTGCATCTTGGCACTTCCCATAAGCCGGCCGGTGGCGTAGGTCAGTGCGCCGGTTCCCGCGCCTGCCGCAAGTGCCGGCAGTGCATAATCGCTGTAATCGCGGCCATTCTCCGCTGCGTTCTCTGCGATATTGCCCGTGCTTTGCGACCCCATGTCCGCAGCGCCGGCCGCATGCAATGCACCTGTACTGGATTCGAGTGCGGTTTGCGCTGCGCTCATGACAGGAGCACCCGCCGCTGTGGATGCGGTTTGCGCGGTCGCGGCATCGGCTTCGAGCGCGGCCTTTGCCGCCGCGTCTTCCGTTCCACCAGCCTCAATGATCGCTTTTGCTGCCGCCGCTCCCTCATCGGTAGCCAGCGCCGCCTTGATCGCAATGCGGCCAGCTACAAGACCGCCAACGGCCATCGTTTCGCCAATACCAGGTAGGGAGCCGACAATACCCCCCATGAGCGCGCGCGGATTTTTGACGTTGGCAACGATCTTATCGACAAAGCCATCGGCATTCGCGACGTTCTGATCAGATTGATTCTGACTATCGCTCAACCCCTGGCCAAGAAACTGATTAGTCGCTTCGGGGTCGTAGCCAATGGCGCGCAATCCGTTGCCGGCCGCGCCGCCAGTAAGCATGTCCGCGCGGCCGACAACACTCTTTCCGTAGTCCACCACGCCTTGCGCCGCCTTGATGCCCATATCGCCAACCGTACGCAATACGCCGGCCTGCTGCACTGGAGGCGTCGGGGGCGTGTATCCCATGCTCTTTTCGAGAATGGACTTATCCATGTCCGGGTAGTACATTTGATGAACGGCATCGACAAACTGGCCGTCATCAAGGCCGTCGCTCAATGCCGGCAATTTCGCGCGCGCTTCTTGAATGTTCATGCAATCCCTGATTCTTCGTTATTTTATGTAGTCAGCGTTTTTAGTTGATTTGCTGCGGCTCTTTTTTCGCCATGAACGCGACGAAATCAGGGTTGATTGCAGAGCCGCGTCCGTTCCCAATTTTTATGTACTTAGGCGGTGCGCCTATAAGGTCCGCATCGCTGTAATTGGTTGCCATAACCTTTTGCTGGTAGGCCGGGTTGATCACTGCGCCACGCCCTTGATGGATATAGGGCGTGATAGGTGCCGGTGGCTGCACTGGCTTTCCTCTCACGCCTCCGGGTCTCTGCAATACCGGAGAATTTGCCGATGCTGCCGCCGCACTATCCGCCGCAACCTCCCGGTCGTACTGCGCCAGCATGTCAGGGTCGTTGTAGGCCATTACCTGCTGGCGCGTAATGTTGATCAGGTTGCCAGTTAACTTCGGCGGAGACTGATTAGCACTTGAGCTAGATGGACCTCTGATACCCATTGGGTCGGGCGTCGTAGATGGCGACGATCCGCCGTTGGCCGCTCTGCCATAAATATCCTGCGTCTGCTGATTCAGCATACTGCGGCGTGTAAGCAAAGCCTTCGCGCCAGCGGAATTTTCATCCCACATGCCGCCAGCCTGTGCCTTGGATATTTCGGTGTTGACTGTCTCGGCCTGCTTTTGCACGTCCTGAAGGCGCAGCTTATCGCTCGGACTAAGGGAATTTGCCGCCTGCGCATTCTGCGCGTCAATGCGGTTTCTTTCCGCCACATTTGCCAGCACCCCATTGCGGTAATCGGCTGTGCTTTCTATTTGTTGCTTATGCCAGTCGGAGGTTTGCACTGCCATATATTTATGGTATTCCGCAACCGATTGCGTATTTGCAGATTTATCCGCAGCCGCAAGCTGCTGATCGATACTCATCAACTGGTAACGCGCCTGCGTCACGTCCGTTGTCGATACCGTTCCATCCGGCGAGCGCAGCGTGACAATTTTGGTGGGCTGTTCGACGCCATTAACCATCGTCGTGCCATCCTTGGCGCTGACAAGCTGCACGCCGCGCCGCAAGCCGACGCTGTTGTATTTGTCGATCGCTTCCTGATACTGGCCTGTCGCCATCAAGTCGAGCGCGTCATGTACGCCCTCTTGCTTCATCATATTGATGTTTTTGACGGACTGAGCATATTCCTGCGGAGATATGCGGCCATCAGTCACTTGCCGGTTGATCAATTCAAGCTGTTGATCCAGGGTAGTATTGACGTTGTGCGCTTGCGGCACGCCGGCCGGCTGAAGCATTGACTGGTTATTGGTGGATTGCGCAGCTTGTGGGTCGGCATTGGTAAGCGGCCCAGGAGCGGTAGCCGGCGCAGGCCCGCTATCCACCGCTGCCGGCGCATTGGCGGGCACTGCCGGCGTCGCAGAGTCCGCTTGGCCGGATGATACGGCCGGCGCATTGGATGCTGAATCAGTAGCGGTCTGGCTTGCGTCCGCAGAGTTCGGTGCGGGTACAGCAATAGCTGTCGCAGTCGAATCCGATCCGTCCGCCGTTGCCGTTGGCGATTGTGTTGCGCCGGCTCCAGTGCCAAGGTTGGCAAGGGCGGCATCGTTGATTGATCCGTCCGCATTGAGCGCCGGAGCTGCGCCGGATGCTGCCGCGCCCGATACGCCCGCTGCTGGCGTTTGCCCCGAAGAATCTGCCGGCTGCGCCGATCCGTCCGATGACTGCGGACTGACGACATTGACAGGCGGCGAGTTCAGACCGCCAGCCCTGACAAGAGGTTGCGGAGAAGGCGTGCCCATATCGGGCGCATTCGCCTGCCCCGTTGCCGCTGGCGCTGCCGCAGAAGATTGCTGTGCGGGCGCAGATTGATTTTGTGCGTCATACTTGGCCTTAATATCAGCCATATCCGCCAAGTTTTTGGTACGATTGCCCGTGGCAATATCGCGCTGATATTGCACGAAATTTTGATCTTGCTCGGCGCGAGATTCTTGCGCGGCCAGCCGCGACTGAAGCGCCTGATTGTCCATCGCCGCGTTTGCGCCCTCGTAACCGGATGCAATTCCAGCAAAATTTAAGCCAATACCCATAATTAAATCCCGCTCAGTAAATTGCGTTTGTTAAATAAAATAGTCTTCGGTCATTGTTGGAGCAATGCATCCTGGGTCAAGGGCGGAACCGCATACACCCCATTCCGGCTCCTAAACTGAATCCCATATTTTTTTATAGCCCGACAACGGTCCCGCCGCCGTTAAGCGCATTGACATCGCTTGCCTGAGTGGTATATGGGTCTGCCGCGTTCAAAGCGGTCGTCTGTGCCGCATTTTGTCCATATATCCCTGCAAGTCCGCTGATCGTCGTTGATGCCAACCCACCGATTCCTGTCGCGGTAGACGAGGCAAGTTTCTGCTGGTTGGCGGCAATCGCCATTGAGCCATTGGCCGCATTCGCCAGCCCGGTAGAGGCGTTAGTGACAAGACCCTTACCTAAACCGAGAGAGTCCATCTGACGGCCCCATGCCTCATTTTTGATATTGGTACGAGCCTGCGTCTGCGCATTAGCGCCTATTGCCGCACCCTTGATTTGTAAATCGGTGTTTGCCGCCGTCGCTGCCGCACTGCTTGGGTCAAGCCCTGGCGTACGCGCAAGGTTTGCCTGCGCCGCTCCGATCTGGCTTGATACATCGGCCTGTGCCGTGCCTGCCGCCTGATTTTCGTTCGCCTGCGAATCGAAGTTCTGTGCCGTGGAAACCATTTGGTTTTCCATCGGCTGATAAGTCTGTAGGTAGGTGTTGTATTGCTGGTTCGCCAATGCCGTTTGGGACTGGGTAGCCGCCGTTGCTGCATCCGTGGCGCTTGCTGCCGTATTCGCTGCCTTATTGGATGCGACGCCGGCTACGATCGCGCCACCTACTGCCGCAGTAATCATTGCTGACATGGAAAATCCTTGTGAAAAGTTTTCATAACCTCGTTGACGGACTGGCGGTAATCAATAGTGATTTCCTCGCCATCCTGCCCGCCTTGACAACCATGAATGTCGCGCAACGCGACGAGGTTGATATCACCGCGACTATTCGCGATGGTCATACGTGCGTTTGGTGCCTTTGCATGATTGGTATAGCGGCCGGCCGGTGTGCGCTTCTCGTCCACCTTGGCTGGCGCAATGATTTCTCCCTCTACTATGCTGGCCGTGGCGAACACGCCGCGCCCTTCAATGGGCGACTTCGATACCTTCATCTTGTAATTGCCCATCGGCATGGGAATCTGATTACTTTCAATTTCGGATTGCGCGCGGACATACTCTGCTGTCACGCCAAACTCAGCGAGCATTTTTGTAAAGTCGTTGCGGTCTACCGCGTGCGCGATCTGGCCCTTGAAATGCTTGGCGTCCAAGTGGGAATTCCAAGTCTTATCCTTGGTAAAGAAAATCTTTTCCAGCGCGTCAATATCGGTTTCACTGGTCGAAAAGATGTTCAGCCAAGTAGTGTCTTCATGGATGTAGCCGATTTTCTTCCCAGGCGGACCGACAAAGCACATGGGAGCGCGCATTTCCTCGATGCTTCCGTCGTCCTTGAACATCGTTACCAAGCCGGTAAGAAAGACGTTCATTTGCTCGAAATTCTGGTGATGGCCGATAGCAAACGTATCGGCAGGGATATTAACTTCGCGTATGTAGAGATTTGGCCCGAAGCGATGAATGACCGGGCAGTCCCGTTGCGGCATGGCGAGCATGATTTGCTCTACAGATTCAACCATTTCAGAAGTAAATGGCGCACCGCCGATGACGGACCAGACACTTTCCGCAGATTCCGGCGTAAGCTGAATGGCAGGCCCGTGCTGTCTATTGATAAGCTGCAAATTCGCCATGAAACAATCCCGTGGTATTCAATGCGCGGGATTGTAGGCATTAAGTCAGAAATTCAATGCGCTTTTTTAAAAAAATAATTATGGCTTTGGGTTCGCGGTCTTGACCGCTTCTACCTGCGAATAATAATCAACTAATTTAGAGCCGTCGCCGCGCGCTGACCAGTACATCGCGTCAGCAAATACACAGAGGTCAGGGTAAGCCGCGCGCCGCGCGTCAAGCACTGCATTCAAGGCATCGGCGGCGCGCTGCGCATCGCTGCGTACATCAACTGCCATACGCTCCGGCATCTTCCACGTCCAGCCGCACGGCATATTACTTTTTGCGGAAAGTTCGGCCGGCGTGTAGTCGCATACCGAGCCGTTGGCGATGTATTGCGCGTTGCGGTCGATCTTGGCGGCGACCGCGAGGATATTGCCTTTCTGTTGCGCGATCATGTCGGATGGCATGGTGCCGGTCGCGATCACATTGCCGCCATCGTCGTATCGTACAAAATTCGTCATTTCATTACGCCTGTCACAGTTAATGACCAATTGTCCAGCCACCAAGTACCGCCTCCCGGCCAGTCGTTCCCAAACCATAGTGTGAACGTATGTGTTCCTGGCGATACACTCACGACCGCAGACGCGACATGCGATCCGGTGTAGTTGTTGATCGCGCTGTCCGACTGCGCCAATACAACGGCTCCATCCATGTGGACTTCGACGCGGGTGTTACCCCCGCCGCCTGATGCTCCTGTCTGCCAGGTAATGAGGATGGATACTTTTGCGGCATACGGATAGGCGGGCATCAGCGTCGCCGCGCCTATTTCAGACATATAGTAATTTGACGTTCCGGTGAAGGTTCCCGTACCAGACCCGCTGACCGACATAGGAACGGTCACAGATTGATCGGCTATTTGCAGTGTGCCGACCGACAAGTCATCGATCTGCGCGCCGCCGACTACCTTCAAGCCAAGCTGGCCGGTGCCAACGGAATTTGCCTGAAGCTGCGTGCCGGTGATCGATCCTAGCGCGATCAGATTGCCATTGATCGATACTAGCCCGGTCTTAGCATCGATCGCGAAGGGCACAATTTCAGGATGCCCAGGTGCTCCGACTGCAAAGGTATCCGCCAGAACGATGAACGACGACGATGTTAGGCCGGTAACGTCTACGGCACTATTGAGCGATACGCCAGTGACATACGCCTGCCCCGGCGTTGATAAATCGATCTTGACACCCCATTGCGCGCTTAATCCGGCGACCTTCGTGTTGGTAACGGTCATTGCTTGTTGCATCACGGCTGAACTAATGGGAAGCCCGGTCCCCGGATCGTCAATCGCCGCCTGAAGTTGGGTCAATTGGGTTGCCGTTGCGCCGGCAGAATTTGCTACGGCACTCTGGACATTTTGAATCAGCGCGGCATTTTCTCCGACGCTGGCCCAAATGGTATTGATCTCCAAATTGATCGCATTATCACTATTGACACGATATGCCGCCTCCACTACGGAAGCCGATACACTATCTCCGACTTGCGCATAGACGCCACTTTGCGCAAGGACGGCGACATCATTCGGCGTCGCCGTGACCGTTGTCGCATTCTGGATCGCATAACCCGTTGCCTGCGCTGCCTGCTCAAGTTTGCTGGCGAAGCTGCCCGCGATATCGCTCGGAGAACTGATCAACGTCAGCAATGAAAACATGTTTTGCCATGCGGCCGACTGCAAGATGCTCGATTGAAGCGCGGCTGCAAGCGCTTGCATTGCCGGGACATCCGACTTCAAGCCGTTGGCAATCGATGAGGCGATCGCATTGGATGTTTTCAGGGACTGCGGCGATCCAGGTTTAAGACTGGCAAGGGTTAGGAATGCGTTATCTCCATTCCCGCTATCGCCATTACGCACGCCAATTCCATCGGCCATCGCGCGTAGCACTTCACGGACGTTCGGGTCCGTTACCGCATTGATCGATGATCCTGATATTGCTGGTACTACTGCCATTTTATACGTCCTTCAATCCACGGCCGGATTGCGCCATCTTCAATCGCTTGAATGTTCCGGTGCCGATGATTTCAATTTTCCAGCGATCGCAAATAGGCAAGCCTGGATAGCCATTGCAGGGTCCAGACGGCAAGCGGAACGTAGTTTGGCCGGTTGTCAGCGCTTGCGAGTAGCCAAGCACGCCATATTGGTAGAAATTGACGGTGAAATTGCCAATACATTCCGCTTGGGCGATGGTAAATATCGTCGGGTCCGGGAAAATGTGATCATCCGACTGCCATTTCACGATCGAATCGCTGCCGCCGCCGAATTGATTCATTTGCGTGCCGTTGATCGTGTACATCTGGTCGGAAGTCACCAAAACAGCCGTAGTTTGTGCGATCAGATTGGGTAAATCCGTCATGTTTCCGGCGACTTCATCGAGCGTGATCATAAACGCCGTGAATGCGTTGCTTTTTGAGAAAATAACCAGCCGCCCATCGTAATAGGCTAACACCATGTCGGACAGCGAGTTGTTGCAGCGCGCGCGCCACGTTTCCCGCGTGAAAAAGCGCTCGGACAACGACATATCGCACTGTCCGCCAGTTACCACGACAATGCCATCGTGCGACGCATAGATCAGACTGCCTTGCGCGTTCAATATAGACCACTTGGATACGCCGGCCTGCTGGATATCCAGCATCGTTTGCGACATCGCGTCGGGACTGATGCCAGAAACCATAACCGGCTTGCCTACTGTCGTTACCAGCGCGCCAGTGCCGCACGCAGCAGCCCCCACAACCGCATTCTTGAACACGATCATATAACTCGGAGGCCAAGACCACGGACGATAGGCATCCGAGAACCACATTTGATTACCCGTCCACGCCGCCAAGATGCCATTGCCGACATAAATCAAGCCCTGCAAGTTCGCGGGAGGCGGATAGGCGTCGTAATACGCAAGCGGCGTGCTGACGGTGGTGGCTGTCGATGTATCGGGTACCGTTACCGCGCCCGTTGAGCCGTTGACAGTGAGTGCATAGTAATAGTCGGATGTCGTTGTGCCGGTCGATGTGTGATAAACACGCGCCTGATTGATTGGCACATAGCTCCCATAGCCATCAAAGTTCACTTGAACGGTAACGGTGGTATAAGTAGTTGCGTTGTTGTAGGATATCGTCGTCACATTGACGACTGTCGCATCGCTCGGCGGTCCTTCTTCGTTGTTGGTATTGGCGTAGGTATAAACGTATGCCCGTGTCTCGGTATAGACCTGCGCGTTTGCTTGCACCAGCGCATCGCGGGTAGCTTGTGCTGCGGCCAAGTCCGCCGTAGATTGATCAGTGACAGCCTGCAGTCGCGCCGCATAGGTATTAGCCGGCGCTGCGGGAACCGCAGTGGCTTTATCCGCCTCTACCTGCAAATCCGCCGCCGTTGCTGCCGCACCGGTCGGCATTACAGGAGGAACTACTGTCACAACCGGCGCAATCGTCGGACGCGGAACGCCGACCGCGTAATATGATACCGGCTCCGTGGCGAATACGGTCGCCAGCGAGCGCGGCGTAACCCGGAAACCTTCCGTCAGCGACGTGTAGTAAAGACGATCGTTCGCCAAGCCGGAGCCAAGTGGACTGATTACCGCGTCCGCATCGTTCGCCCACGAATAGAAGCGCAATCCATCCTCACTCCAAATCGATTGCACGGCAAACGGCAATGTCTTCAAATTGAAATCGCCTTTTAGCGAAACCAATTGATTGGCGTATGAAAAATCAATATTTTGCGCTTCCGTCGCCCCAGTTGGCGGCAATGCGGTATCGGGATACCTCGGAAACAGCCCGCCGAACACATCTATCTTTACTGGCTGCATGGGTTACTTTTTGGGATTATCGTTGAACTGGTCGCGCATGGCGTTATAGGCTTGCTGCAATGCCGTCAATTGCTCGGCGTTTGGCTCGCAGACTTCCCGGTAGTTGCGGTCTGCGAGTTCAAGCTGGTCGGAACAGGTTGAATCAGGGTACGTGCGGGCGCTCCCAGTGCTGAGTCGAGCGGAGGGAGTTGCGGGCACATCGGCGGGGGCGTCGGGGTAGAGCATGCCGACAACATCGCCAGACACAACACAAGTAGGAGTAGTGGCAAGTTTTGCCTTGAGTTTTGTAAGTTCATTATTTGCCTTCGCTTTCCCGGTTGATAGTACGGTGGTTAAATTCGCCCCGATTGTAGCCATTGCGCCGGTTGCGACGCGCTCTTTATTTATCGTCGCATCGACAATGACAACATCTTTCTTCAAAATGGCATTCTCAATTGCGTTTTTCTCGTAGTGGTACCCAGAATATCCGCCCACGCCCAGGCTGACGATGATCGCCAGCAAGAACGCGAGCCATATGCGGGGATTAAGTAGTGACATCATGCTTTTGGCTCCGAAGTTTCAGAAAGTTTAATTGATGCGCCCATTGCGCCGATCGCTGCGCCTGCGCCGATACCGAATGCTTGGCCGTCGAACGACTTGCCAAGGTAGAATGCCGCGATTTCGAGGGCGAGGAATACCACCACGACCACGAACCCGATTACCTTGACAACTGCGTAAGACTCGCCATCGATGCCGGTCAGGCTATCCTTGAGAACTTGACTTAAATTCATATCAATCTCCGTGATGAATGATTTCAACTTTCGAGAAGCGCACGCCATTCATTGCATAGCGTTGCGCCATCCAGACAGGTTCAGGCAAGTCATGCACGCCCTCATCCCTGCCGATGTGGTGAGGCTTGCACAGCGCCCGACCGTTGATCCGCATGTCATCCACGAACAGATACGGATCGGCCGGCCGGTACCACTTGCAGGCCGGCACTTCTTCGCCGGTATCCGCGTCGGTCCATGCCGGCACGTCTTCCCACGTTGCGCCAATCGAGAACGCCTCCCAGTCGTAGCCGGGAAAGTCCTTGCGGATCGGCGCGTCGGGAGAAAAGTCGATCATTTCCGCGAAACTGCGTTCGATCGGGAAGTGATGCGCCTCGATCGGGTGCCCGGTTTCCTCTGCGGTGCGCTGGCAAATCCAGCAACGGCCGGCAACGTGATCCAGGAGCCACAAACGCGACTTCCTGAAAAGGGAGGTCGTTACCCTGGCTGCATGGCCGGGAAGAAACACGTCTACCTCAAACGTGTTTTTCTCTTCGTGAACTTGATAGACGCTCATTTTGCCGCCTCCGCGACAACCGGCCGCAAGCACCAGTCACGTTCAAACTTGCGCCGCGCAAGCAGGCCAGGAATGACTTTGCCGTCCGCCATATCCCATACGAGCAATCCGTTGCATGCGCTCGTATAGTCTCCCGCGTTGAGATTCTTCAGTAGTGACGATCGGCAGTACGCCTCGCCGCCCACGTTGTAGGCAAAAAGGGTAAAAGCGTTGAACTGGTTTTCATTGAGCGGGACGTTCGTGCATTTGAGAACTTCCTCGCCCTTCGATTTAAGTTGCGTCTTCAGTAAGGCGGTGCATTCGACCGGCGTGTAGGTCTTGCCGCGAATGATATCCTTGCCGGCATAGCCATCGCACACGGTCCAGACATCGGCCACGTCCCGATACGGGACGTAGCGCGTTCCTTCAAACCGCGTTGTCGCGGCGATCAGCGCAGCGCTGACCAGGCCGACAAGCCATGTGTTTTTAAAGTTCATCGTCTTCCTTGTCTTCTGTGTTGATCTTGTAGCCCTTGTATTCGCGGTACCAGTGCCAGCCCTTATAGGTGATCAAGACCACCAGATAAACGAGCGTCGCCAACTGGACCAGATCGGGAATCTGAAAGCCTGCAATCGTTGCAACGGATACCGTTGCCGGAGCGGAGAATTTCGTAACCATTTCAGGAACCGTTTCTTTTTGGATCATATGTTTGTCTTGGATAGTGAAAAATTGGACGAAAAAAACCGCCCGAAGGCGGCTCATCTGGTCTTGCGTTGATTAAGAATTGGTTGTGTACCCTTCCAATATCGGGGAATTCTTACAGTGGTCCACCTGTATCCAGTCAAGCAGCTTGCAAAGAACACACCCCCACTCGCGTTGCTCCTGCATCGCCCGGTATGCGCGTGAGCTGATGTAGTCGCCAATTTCACCGTTGGTAACGATATTCCCCAATAGGTCATAGCCGCAGGCAAGGGCAAATGCCTTATCGGGAGCGAACACCAGCGCCCATATTGCGCGCGGGATAGCTAAAATCACGACCAACTGACAGACAATCAAGATCAATAAGATCGCGAAGCGTTTCAGGATTGAGATTGCAATTTGTTTCATGCCGGCCACCCCTGTGTGATATCGAACGTCGTAATTGTTGTTTCCGTCAGCGCATTGATCTGCGCCCTGATAGCCTGTTTTGCCTGAGATAGACTGCCGACGAACTCGCCGACCGCAACGCCCATCATCATCGCCTGCGCTGGCGTCATGGCATGCGAGACATTGGCCGCGTCGATGAACCCTATCGGCATCGCAACGGCCCCTTGCTGCGCGGCGATCATCGCCAGCGAGGTATAGCCCGATATAAACGTCAGATCGGGGTATTGAGTCGCATCGCGCGTCTGAATCATCCCGGTAACTGCGGGCACTGCCAAGACTGCCGCTACTGCCGGGGTGATTACCGTCACGCCATCCGTACCAAGAACGGCGGGAACCGCAGCCGCCGCCGCGACGGCTGGCACAAAGGTATAAAGCAATCCTCTGTTCTGCACGGAGAGACGTTGCTCCTCCAGTGCGGCAAGGAGCGCGGCCTGTCCCGCCGCCAACGTCTTCCCCATGTAGATGTAATTGCTTGTGTCGGTTCCGTCCGGCACAGAAACGATATCCTGCTCTGTGCCGGTCGCCACGTATTCGTCGGAAGCGGTAGCAGCTACCGCGTTGTTTTGTATAATTAGCTTCATAGGTTAGACCGCGATGTAGATGACGTTTTGTGTCGTGCCGCCAACCAGCGACCATGTGTAGCGCTCCAGTCCGTTTGCCGCCGAAACAATATTCGCATTGGCGTTATTCACCGATGGGTAAATTCCGCTGTTCGCGTAGGTAGTAGTGCGCCCCACCGCGACCGATGGTGAGCCAAGGTTCTCGCCGGTTGGAAGGATCACGCCCGTTGCTGTACCCGCCGTTCCTGTTTGACCGATTCCCCAAGCCAGAGACAAATCTTCGGAACCGCCCGTAGTCCAGACGCGCAACAGGATAACCTTCGTTCCATTTGCAACGTGAACATACGGCTCGGCAGCTGTGGTTGACGTGGTGCCATAAGCGGACACTAACGTCTGAACCTGGGCAGAGTTAGCCTGCAATGCCGAAAGCGCAGTATTCGAGTTGTACACCGCGAGCCTTGCTACGGTACTTGTCATCACCGACGCCGACGCGGCATTGGATGCCCATACCGCTGTCATGGCCGTGCTGGATGCGGCTACCGCTGTCATGGCCGTGCTGCTTGCGGCTACCGCTGTCATGGTGGCTTGGGCGGCAAGCGTTGCGTTGGTGGTCGCGCCGCCGTTGATTGCAACTTGGTTCAGGTAAGCACCGACGCTGTAGCTCGACCCGAGGGCGAGGTTGTCTGCGGTCGCGTTGGCACTGACTGCCGAAGTGGCCGTGCTGCTTGCGGCTACCGCTGTCATGGCCGTGCTGCTTGCGGCTACCGCTGTCATGGCCGTGCTGCTTGC